TTCCGCGCGGTCCTCTGGGGGGTTGCTGTGGGGTTTAGCTCCGGGCCCAAGAAGCGGTCATCACCCACGACCGGCCGTCTCGCTGCCGTGTCATACGCGCTCGTAGCTATCGGTCGAGACCCGCCTGTCATGAGGCCGACAGGGGCCTTACTCGGAAGCCACTCCGAGACCTAGAACTCTAACAGTTGGCGAAGCCTCCCGGGCTCGTGACAGACGCGGGAGGCTTCTGCCGTGAGCCTACTTGATGGCGTCCTTGGTGGTCTGACCTGAGCCGGGGGCGTCCTTGCCCTGAGTGGTCGGGACCTTCTCTTCGTCTACGCCGCCGATGTTGCCAGCGTCGGAGGCCTTGATGCCCCCGCCCTGATTCTGCTCATCGGGTACGTCGTCAGCTACGACGCCCGCGCCGGGCTGAGCCGTGGCGAAAGTGGAAGCTGGGCTGTTGGGATCGCTCGGATCGAGCGCATGTGGTGCCACTGATGGATTCCTTTCGTTGGGGCGGCCCTTGGTGGCCTCCTCGACAGTCTGACGCTCAGGAAGCCTGAGCCTCCGGAGGCGCCCCGGTTCCGCGGTTGCTTGCTCTATACCCGTCTCTACCGGTTCCAAGAGGTGGGCGTGCGTCCTAGTAATCGGGTCGTCAGGCGAGATGATCTGCCCCGTCTGAAGAATCCGCGAGAAGCCATCAGGGCTAGGGACCGCAAAGCCGCCTAGGGACTCCTTGACGCGCATCAGGCCTGAGCCCTGCTGGGTCTTTGCCATGTTGATCTCCTTAGATCCGGTTGTGTTGAGTGAGTGGGTCCCGGTTTCCGGACTGTTAGCCTGTGTCGCTCACCGGACTTGGGTTGCTCTCCCCGGGCCCCACGTTTCACCCTACACGGGTAGCTGTGTACTACGTGATGTTGAGCAGTCTAAAGCCCGCATCGTTAACCGAGTCGGAACCGACGCGGTAATACGCGAACCAGCCGGATTGACCGGTCGGACGCCGGTTGGTGCCGAACAGGTGCGGAATAAAATCAACAGTTAATCCGATTCGGTCCGCGATCACGAAGTTGGAGAAGTCACCGAAGATGACCATGTAGTTCTCCTGCGTCGCGTTGATAACCCCGTCCATGGACTCGGCCTCGTACCGAGGACGATCCAGGAGCTCACGAGGTGCGCCGCCGCCCGGGTCGTTCCAGACCGTGGTCGAAGGCGCGGTCTGCTTGGCCAAGTTATAGGTCAGGTTGTTAGCCAGCCAGGAGGCCCGAGTGCGATACCGCGCCGGGAGTGCGCCCTGGAGCTTGTAGAGGTCATTGAACGCCCACGTGTCCGCCGTGGTCGAGGTAACGATGACCGTTGGCGAGGATGCGACCAGAGCGGTCACGATGCCGATCGGGTCATCAGCGGCCGAGCCGGTCGCGAACTTGATGGCCTCCAGGTCATCCTTGCCCTGAGCCAGGAGACGGCCGACCTCTTGGGTCACGTTGGCCGCGTCCATCCGAGCCTCAAGTGAGATCGGAACGAAGCCGCGAGCGGTCCGGATCGGGATCGACGGGCCTGCGAACGCCGGGGCGTCGTCTGAGACCTCAGCCGCCTCGGCGTCGAAAGACCAGCTAACCGCGCCAGCGCTCACGCCGTTCCAGGTGTCACCGATGGCGATCTCTTGACGAGCGATCTGGCGGATCTCGTTGAAAGAGCCGTCAGAAGTCAAGATCACGGTCGGGTCGAGCTGGAAAGGCACCAGATAGCCACCAGCGTTGTCGGTCAGGCTCATTGCGCGCTGGACCTGCTCGGCACGAGCCAGCGCCGCCCGCTCTTCCTTGCTCAGGTCGGCATTGAGCGGCCGCTTGGCCATCTTGGACCATGCCCGGAAGTATTCCGGTGAGGAGATAGCGAGCACGAGCTGGGCAAGAGTGCCCTGATCATCATCGTGACGCTCGACGATCTCGGTCCCAGCCTTGCGGATCTTGTCGTTCGCGCCCTGCATCTTCTCGATGGCAGAGATCGCCCGAGCGTGATACTCCTGGCCAACCTCTTCCATGGATTTGTTCCACACGAGCATCCCGCGGATGTCCCACGGATTGCGGAACCGCTTGGACTCGATGGAGTCCGGCTCCAGGATTGCGTCGCGATCATAGCTGTCCAGGCTGCCGCGGGTGCCCATTGCGCCGCCTTCGGTGGCGAGACCGGATGCTCCGCCGCCGCGGATGAAGTCACCGACCTGCCGGCGAGACTGCTCCAGCTTGGCCTCCATCTTCTTGCGGACGGCCTCGGCTTCCAGTTTGGCGCGGCGAGCGTCGACGCTGTTGAATTCGGTATCCAGATCGCGAAGGTACTGCTCATCCTTCGCGGTGCGCTCTGACTTGTTGTAAAGACGATCGACCTCTTGGGCGATCTCATCGAGCCGATTGAGGCACTCGGGGTGAGTGTAGACCTCAGCATTCGGCTCTTCTGTGTCAACGGACCCACCCGCAATCTCGTAGACCTGGCGACCGCGGAACATAACCGGGGTGCCGTTCACGATGAGCGGCTTGGGTCCCTTGTGAAATGGACTCACAGGGGGGTTCCTTCCTTGATTTTGGCCATCCGCGCACGCATGCGCTCATGGACCTCGGTAAATGTGTCTGTTGCGGCGCCTGTCGGGTGCTCGTCGGGCTGCGCGGCGGTTGCATCTTCTACTGCCGGGCGCTCTTCGGGCTGCGCGACCTCTGCCTCCTCGGAGGTGGGCTCCTCTGGGTGCGGTTCGGGCGTCTCGGCAGGAGCCGAGCGCTCTACGCGCTGCGCAGGGGGAGTTGCCTCTTTGGCGTCTAGTTGCTTGATGATCTCGGCGAGCTGATCTTGAGCTCGCTTGATCTGGGAAATCTGGGCCGACCGCGTTCCACCGAGGTCGATCACGACCGATCGGGAACGCACGTCGACTGAAGTCTCGGTGTATTGCGGGAAGACCACAGGTCCCATCTCGGGAACGCGGACTTCCTGGACGGTGCGTGTGAGGAGCTCACTCTCATCTGCGTCGTACGGGGTGGACCAGAGCGCGCGGAAGATGTCCTCATTGTCCTTGAGGACTTTGCCATCCGGATCTACCCACTTGTCCCGGACCACCTCGAAGCGGAAGGACATCCCGCGGATCGCCTGAGCCGCGATCCCCTCACGGACCGGCTCGAAGATGGGCGCCTTGAACATCCGACCCTCGACATCGACGCCCTCGTTTTCCTCGACGGTCCGGGTGTAGTAACCGATCGGAAGGCTACCGATCGAGGAGTGGGAGCCGTGGTCGAACTGCATCACGGGGGTCAACTCACGGAGTGTCCGCCTCCACGAACCGTTGGCCAAGATCTCGCGGAAGTGGCCCTCCCAGGAGTCGATAATCGTGGGCTTGTTGAAAACCGCCGCGACTCCGCTCAGGGTGTAGCCGTCACCGGTCCCCTCATCTGCCGAGCGTGTCTTGAACCATGCGGACCCAGTCAGGCCGGTTCGCTCGATCGCCGAGGCCTTACGCTGCCATAGCGTCGCTGTCACCTTGGTCCTCCTTGGGTGCTGGGAGCGCCTTGGGCTTAGCTGGCGCATTGGCGTCCGAGCCGTTCGCGCTGGCGTCAGAGCCGTCCGCCGCGTACGTCTGAACCGAAACGCGGCCGGTGTGAACCAAAAGCCCGTAGTCGCCCGACAAGACGGCCTTGACGACACTCTCTGGGGTAAAACCCTCGCGAACGAGGCTTGCGATGGTGCGCGCTTGGGACTCCTGGACGTCCGCAGAATCTTTGCTGTCCTCGCGCAGGAAGGGCACATCCCGCGCGTCGTACCAGAGCCGCGTCGCGAAGTTTGGCGGAGGCAGGATCGTCTCCATCGAACCGGACATGTCGCCCCACATCGGGTGCATGGTGAGGTCGGCGAATGCACGACGAGCCAGCCCATAGTTGCTGTAGGTCGATGAGTCGAGCCCCTTGGACATGCCGGCGATGATCGGAGGGACCCGAGCGGCCATGGCGATACGGGTCTCGCCTTGAGCGCGGACGGACTCGAACTCGATCTGCCTCAGGTCTTTACCCACCGGTACCACATCCGCGCCTTGGCCGATGTGAAGGTCCTTATAGGCGTTCTCGATGCCCTCGTGCTCAGACGCCATCATGTCCCGGAACTTTTTGACCTCGTCATAGGAGGCCTCAATCGGGTAGATGACCGCAATGTTGGGTGTCGCACCGTGCTCGAAGAACTGAAGCTGATGCTCGGTCATCAGCTTGTCGGCCATGATCTCGCGGATCAGTGGGGTGATCCAGCTCATGCCGCGATAGGTGGCCTCTGGGTCCGGGTATGGCGCAAAGTGCGCCACGTCATCGCGGCGCAGGAAGACCGGATCGGCGCCGGACCTGAAGCCGCCCTCGGTGTAGAGATAGCCGACGCGCTGCCATCCGAGCTGGGCATTGACGCGCTCTCCGTCTTTGCCGATTCCACGGGGGTCTAGACGGGGCTCCAGCAGGATCTGGGTCCAGTCGGGGCGAAGCCGCACGAGTTCCTCGCGGGCGCCCAGGGCAACGTCGGCGAGGGCCGGTTGCCACAGTGTCCAGTACGAGTTGCCCGCCGTGTCGGCATCCTGAATCGTCTGAGCCAGAAGGTTCTGCGTGGTGCCGCCGATCCAGGGCCGCTCCAGAAGCTTCAGGTTCGCCGGGTTGACGAACTCACTCGGCCGGCCCTTCTCGAACCGCTGGTATTGGAAGCGGACCGCCGAGAAGGCGAGCTGACGGACCACCATGCACGCGAAGATCGGGCCATTGGCCTTGTAGGC